ATAATTAAAGGACCAGGCGAAAAAATTATTTGAGATAACTCTGGTAATAAAAATTTAAATGAACCATATTGTGATGCACCCATAATATTTATTTTTGGTCTACCTTCTCTTGTGCCTGCAATTTCTTGTATAACATATACAGTAGACGGAGTTTCTTTGATACTTTTATAATTTATGCTTTCTGACATTGACAAGAATATAAACTTTGTGATATAGAAGTCAATAGAAAGTTAAGAAATAAAAATATGAATTACAAGTTTAAAACTAAACCTTATGCACATCAGTTAAAAGCATTAAAAATGTCTTGGGATAAAGAAGTGTTTGCGCTTTTTATGGAGATGGGTACAGGTAAATCAAAAGTATTAATAGATAATGTATCTATGCTTTATGATAAAGGCAAAATAAATGGTGTTGTAATTGTGGCACCAAAAGGTGTATATAAAAACTGGCATGAATCAGAAATACCAGCACATATGGCAAAACATGTCGAACATGTGTCCGTTTTGTGGCAATCTAATATTAATAAAAAACAAGAAAAAGAATTAGCTAAACTGTTCAAAACAGGTCATGAATTACATATACTGATTGTAAACGTAGAAGCTTTATCCACTAAAAAAGGTGTTGATTTTGTTACTAAATTTATTAGCTGTCATGAAACTCTAATGGCTATTGATGAATCAACTACCATAAAAAACCCTGAAGCTAAAAGAACTAAAAGTATTTGCAGATTAGGTAGACAAACAAAATACAGAAGAATACTTACGGGCTCACCTGTAACTAAATCACCACTAGATTTATACAAACAGTGTGAGTTTTTAGATCCTTGGTTATTAGGTCATCAATCTTATTATGGTTTTAGAACACGGTATGCAATTATGAAGACTGCAAACTTTGGAGGTAGATCAGTTCAAATAGTTGTAGGTTATAGAAATATACCAGAATTATCTAATAAACTTACAGGATTTTCTTATCGTGTTTTAAAAGATGATTGTTTAGATTTACCTGCTAAAACATATACAAAAAGAATAATACAACTTACAGACGAACAACAAAAATTATATACTCAAATGAAAAAAAGCGCATTAGCTATTATGAATAGTAAATTAAGCACAACTGCAACAGCTATGACACAACTTATGCGTTTACAACAGATTACTTGTGGTCATTTTAAATCTGATGATGGAACTACACAAGAAATAAAAAACAATCGTATTGTAGAACTTATGGACACATTAGAAGAGATACAAGGTAAGGTTGTAATATGGGCACATTGGAGGAACGATATAGAAACAATAGTGAAACATATTAAAAAAGAGTATGGGGATAACTCTTATGTAACTTATTTTGGTGATACATCAATTGAAGATAGACAAAAAGCAATTAAAAAAATACAAGACCCTAAAAGTTCTGTTAGATTTATCATAGGAACACCACAAACAGGTGGATATGGTATTACACTTACAGGTGCTTCTACTATGATATATTATTCTAATGGTTATGATCTTGAAAAAAGAATGCAATCAGAAGCTAGAATAGATCGTATTGGACAAAAAATGCCTATGACATATATAGATATTATGTGTGAAAAAACTGTTGATGAAAAAATAGTAAAAGCTTTACGTAAAAAAGTAAACATAGCTACTCAAGTTATGGGTGAAGAATTAAAAGCTTGGATATGAGATATCCTTACTACATGAGAATGGCAATATTATTATGTGTAGGTGCTTTTTCACCTATATTAATTCATCATTATGTGATGTATCGTTTTGATGTTAGTGTATTAAGAGCGGCAGAAATTACATTTATATTGTGTATACCTATTGCTGCTTGGTTAGCTAGTAAAATTAATGAACGCTGGCATGATGATAGAGAAGATTAAAATAGGAAAAAGTAGGACTATCGTATGAGAGTTACAATTTTTCAATTAAAACTAATATAACACCAGCCATACCTGTAATTAAAGCACCTACAGATACTAAAAGTATTCTTTCTATTCTTGTAATTTGTTGCTCTAATGATTTTATTTTGTCGTGTGTCTGCTTTTGCATTATTCTGCAAAGTTTTTCGTGTGATTCTATTTTTTGTAAAGCGTTATCTTTTGGCATGTTTTTTTACAAAACCTCCTTCTTTAAATGGTGAAGGTCCACTATAACCAGGAGCATCTCCTGCAGTTGAAGACGAACTACTTCCGCCTCCGCCTCCGCTATCACCATTACCACTATCATAATACACTGGTGCTGGTGCTGGTGCTGGTGCCGGAGCTGGTGTTAGTGCAGGTTCATCAAATATTGATTCCGTGGCTAAACCTGCTTCAACATCAGCTTCATAAATTTGTTCTGCTGGAGTTTGAAAAGTTAATCCTTCAGTTATTTCATCTGGGTCTGCATAAGGTTCAATTTCAGGTATTGGATCTTCTGTTATATCTAATGTATCTGTAGTTTGTAAATTTGTTCCAACTGTTAGTTGATTTTCTTCTGCGTCTATACC